ACCAACAGAAAGCGAGATAGCCAACGTGGAAAATACCACTCCAGCCGTCGAAGCAACACCAGTTGAAGCACCAGCGGTTGAAGCTGCTCGCCCAACTGTAACAGCAATGGCTTACACAAAGCCACGCATTGAAATCACAGCAGGAAAGTATGCTGAACAAACAATCCGTGCAGCACTAGGCGATGAGTCAGCTCGTCAATACCTACGCGCAGCAGATGACACAACAGATAACGCCGGACTTGTTCCAACACGCCAACTATCTGAAATCATCAACCCACTAGGCACAACAATTCGTCCATCAATCGATGCAATCTCTCGTGGAGTGCTTCCAGATGCAGGTATGACTTTTGAGATTCCAAAGATCACACAAATGCCAACAGTTGCAATCGAGCCAGAAGGCGATGCGTTTAGCGACACAGATCAGAATGCAAGCTTCTTATCTGTAACAGTGCAGAAGTACGCAGGACAACAGACATTCTCTGTCGAATTGCTAGATCGTACATCTCCAGCCTTCTTTGATGAGCTAGTTCGCAACATGGCAGCAGCTTACGCAAAGGCAACAAACGCAGCAGTAAATGCTGCACTTATCTCAGGTGCTTCACTTGATGCAACAACAGTTGCAACATATCCAACAGCAGCTGAATTGCTTGGAATTGTTGCTCGCGGATCTGCTTCTGTTTACGGAGCAACAGCAGGACTTCCAAACCCATTCGCTCGCAACATGGTTGTATCAACTGGACAATGGTCAAACATCATGTCATTGAACGACAATGGTCGCCCAATTTACACAGCATCACAGCCAATGAACGCAGGTGGAGCAGTAGCACCTACATCACTCACAGGCAGCGTTGCAGGACTGAACTTATTTGTTGATCCAACAAATGGTGGCGATGGCGATGGAACAATCCTTATCGTTAACCCAGATGCTTACACCTGGTATGAGAGCCCTACCTACCGCCTACGCGCAGAATCTACCGCAAATGGTTCTGTGACTATCGGTTACTACGGCTTCGGCGCAATCGCAACTAAGGTTGGCGCTGGCGCATTCAAGAACAACAAGGCGTAAGCCCACTAAGTCGCTGAGAGGGGGCATAGCCCTTGCCCCCTCTTGGTCTTTAGAAAGGAATTGGAATGGCACTCTGCACAGTAGCTGAACTAAAAGCAACGCTTGGCGTTGGCTCGCTGTACCCAGATGCAACAATCCAAGAAGTCTGCGATGCAGCAGATGCAGTGTTATTGCCAATGCTATGGAGTCCTACTTATTTTTCAGTAGCTCACGAAAATGTTGTTGGTTCAGGCACTCTTTACTTTAATGATCCTATCAAAGAGATTTTTTATATTGGCCAGACTGTAACAATTTCCAATTCTGGTTCTAGTTACAACGGAAGCAAAGTCATTACAGCCGTTGGTGATTACTCGATCACGATGAATACAAATCACACAACAGCGCAGCCTAAACATGCTATTGCGCCTTATGGCTCAGTCGCTTCAAGAACTTACACAGACTGGACTGCTGATGCAGCGATTCAGAATGCCGCTTTGATGATAGCTGTCGAGATCTGGCAAGCAAGAACCAGCACTTTGACTGGTTCTAACTCCGTAGATTTCCAGCCCTCACCTTACCGAATGAGCGCACAGCTTCTCGCTAAGGTCAGAGGATTGATCGCACACGCGCTAGACCCTCGCTCAATGGTGGGCTAATGCCAGCAGCGATTACTACCCTTCGAACTACTCTTGCAACTGCCTTAGTTGACAACTCACTTTGGCAGACATTCGCGTTTCCGCCAAGTGTTGTATTAGCGAACTCAGTTATCGTAAGCCCGGACGATCCTTACCTTACGCCTACTAATAATTCACGCAATACAGTCAGCCCCCTGGCTAATTTTAAGATTGTAATAACAGTGCCTTTATTCGATAACGAAGGCAACCTAAACGGCATTGAAACTAACCTGGTTAGAGTCTTTAACTTATTAGCTGCTAGTTCTTTGACGTATAATGTAGGCAGTGTATCTGCCCCAAGTGTTCTCAACGCTGCATCAGGTGATCTGCTCAGCTGCGAGATGTCCGTATCAATCCTAACAAGTTGGAGTTAACATGTCAGACCTAACACCAGAGGATCTAGCCTTCTTGAAGAAGATTGGTCAGATCACCACAGCACCAAAGCCAGTAACTACTAAAAAGGAAGAAGAATAATCATGGCAATTTTTCTAAATAACAAGGTTGGTTTTAAGATTGCTACAGTTAATCTTTCTGACCATGTAACTGCTTTTACTCTTAATCGTCAAGCAGATCTCATCGAGGTAAGTGCGATGGGCGACACAGCTCACAAATTTGTGACTGGGCTTTCAGCTGACACCATTACGGTTTCATTCTTAAACGACACAGCTGCTGGAAGCGTTCTTGCAACACTCCAGGCTGCTTATGGCTCAACTGTTGCATGGCAAGCAATTCAGGTTTCAGATGTCGCAGTATCAGCAACTAACTTGCTTTACTCAGGCACTATTATTGTTGACAACCTAACAGACATTAACGGCGCAGTGGCCGATGAAGGTATGATTGACATTACCTTTACTTGCAACAGCAAGACAGCAACTGCTTCAACTGGTACTTGGTCATAATCTAACTACTAAAGAAAAGGGCTAAAGAATGGCAAAGCTAAAGATCACAAGGGCAGATGGCTCTGTATCTGATCATCAGATAACCCCATCGATCGAATACGCATTCGAGGTTTACGCCAAGAAAGGCTTTCACAAAGCCTTCCGTGACGATGAAAAACAGAGTGATGTGTATTGGCTGGCTTGGGAGTGCATTCGCCGTAGCGGTGAAACTGTCAAACCTTTCGGTGCAGAGTTTCTAGAAACACTGTCAAGGGTGGAAGTTCTAGATGATGACCCGGAACTATAGGGCGTGATTCATTCACTTACTTGGTCGCAAGATTAAGCATCGAGTTGAAGATCGCGCCTAATGACTTACTTGAACTAGATTCAAGAATGTTTAAGGCTTTATTACAGGCAATGAAAGATCGAAACAAGGAGATGAAAGATGCCAGTCGCAGTAAAGGGCGCGGTCGCACTTCGTAAATCCTTACGTCAATTCACACCTGATCTAGCTAAACAATTACCAAAAGAGATGGCGATAGCCCTGAAGCCCGTTGTGAAGGCGGCTCGGGGCTATGCGCCTTCTGAAAGCCAAACACTAAGCAACTGGAAGCCAAGATCATTTAATGAAGGTCGATTTCCAACCTATAACGCTACTTTGGTAAAACGTGGAATTGGGTATAAGACAACACCATCAAAGCCAGATCGCAGAGGCTTCAGATCCCTAGCGCGTTTATTCAATAAAAGTGCAGCTGGTGCAATCTATGAAATTGCTGGTCGAGTTAATCCTGACAGTGTTTTTGTTAGAAATATCAAAGGTAAATACGGTTCTGTCATGAAAGGCAGAAATGAGATGGAAGGCCGCGTTCTATATCGCGCCTATGAAGAAGATCGTGGTAAGGCTCAAGATGGCGTAATCAGAGCCATTGAAAAGGTAACTGCCAAACTCAATAAGAGAGCTCAGGTGCGCGGATAATGGCCAATGTAATTATTGATGTCGCAGCAGAGTTCACTGGCAAGAAGGCTTTTAAAGATGCTGGTAATGCGACTTCAAGCCTTGAAAAGAGCGTTAAGACTTTAGGCAAGACGATCGGTATAACCTTTAGTGCCAAGGCTATCGTTGACTTTAGCAAGGCAGCAGTCAAAGCATTTGCTGAAGATGATCGAGCAATTAGAGTATTAAGAACTAATTTAAAGAATCTTGGTTTGGCTTACCAGTCTGCCAATGCAGATAACTTTATCAAGAACATGGAAACCCAAGCTGCTGTATCTGATGAACTATTAAGGCCAGCCTACGCTCAACTTGCTAAAGTAACTTTAAGCACTACTAAGACTCAAGATTTAATGGCTTTGGCCTTCGATGTATCAGCTGCTAATGGCATTGATTTCGCATCAACTGTCGATATTCTTGCCAATGCTTATGTAGGCAATTACAAAGGATTAAAGCAGTTATACACGGGATTGACTCAAGCACAACTTGCTTCAAAGTCATTTGAAGAAATCCAAGCAATTCTAACAAAGCAGAGCAAAGGTGCTGGCAAAGCGTCTATTGATACTTATGCCGGATCGGTTGACAAACTAAGCATTGCAGCTGATAACGCCAAAGAATCAATCGGAAAAGGTTTGGTTGATCTCTTTGCTGCTCTTGCTGGTAACGGCAACATCGATCAAGCAACAGCCAATATAAACACTTTCTCTAGTGCTTTAGGCCAGATGCTTTCAGATGCTTCAAAATACAACGCGCTAGATTGGCTTAGTGCGTTAGTAACTGGAAACGTCACAGAAAGCACAGCACAGAAATTAGTTAAAAGACCTTCGGCTCGTAGATTCTTTACAGGCGGTTCTGGCGTATCAACTGAATTATTGACAGCAAGAAAAGAAGCTGCTGCAGAAGCCGCTAGATTAAAGGCTATCAAAGCCGCAGCCGCTGCAAAGATTGCAGCTGATAAAAAGGCGGCCGCCAACAAAGCAATTTTGGCCAAGGCCGATTCTATGTTTAATATGGAACGAATCCAGATCGAAGCCGCGCTTAAGGGTAAAATCTCAGCCGATGAAAAGTTGCGCCTTGAGTTACAACGCGCAATCCTTAATGAAGACTTTGTTTTGGCAGATAAATTACAAAAACAATTAGAAGCTTCACAGAAAGCTACAGCAGCTCTACAAGGCCAAATCAATGCAATCAAGCCAGCCACTG